TAATCATCTATATGTATAATCCACTTTGTGGCTAGTCCACATATTCCTAACTTTCCTTAAAAGGCACAAACATGAGTGATTTCTCTCCCGCAACACGCAACTCAGCCATGTGGTCTGGAGACTCCAGGCGCATCGCACAAGGCAAGGCCAACGAGGTCATCTTGACCAAGACAGGCCAAATGGAAATACCAGACTTGAGCAGCATCGAGGCGGTCCAGATGGGCCACGTCTTTGAACCTGTCATCGGTAGACTTGCATCTGAACGCTTAAAGGTAGAACTCCACAAGATTGAGGACGCACTCACGCATCCAAAAGAGGCTTGGCTGAAATCACATTTTGATTTTGTCGGTAAAGAAGATGGACAAACCATCCTGGTGGAATGCAAGAACTACAACGCAGCAGTCCGCAATAAGTTTGAACCAGGCTTGATCCCACCCGCAGACATGGCACAGTGCATCCACGAGGCACTGGTGTACGGTTGCGAGAAGGTTTACCTGGCAGTCCTTTTTGGTGGTCAAGAGCTGCAGCTGTTTCCCGTGCACGTCACAGAACAGATGAAAACAGAACTCCTGTGGCAACTGGCTGAAGTCTGGGCACGAGTACAGACAAATAGCCCATACCCCCCAGAAGATTTGGAACAAACTAAAGTGATGTTCCCAACGTCCACAGAAAGCCTTAAAACGGCCTCACAAAGCGTAGAAATGGCCTGTAGTACCCTAGCATCCATCAAAGATCAAATCAAGGTTCTGGAGGCACAGGAGGCACAGCTGCAGACCATGATTCAAGGTTATATGGAAGACAAGGGCACACTTGTCAGCATAGACAACAAGGTGCTGGCAACCTGGAAGAACGCAAAGGCATCCATGAAGTTTGATAGCAAACTCTTTCAGCAGTCCATGCCCGACATCTATGAGCAGTTCGTTAGACCCGTACCTGGCAGCAGAAGGTTCTTGGTGAAATCATGATGATGGACTTTAATCCTTACGAACACCCATTGTTTACCAAATATGGCAATGCAATAAAACCAGAAATCTGTGAGTGTTGTGGGGCTAAAGTGGTGGAGTACAAACACAACTTTAATGCAGCCTTGGCTAACTCTTTACACAAGATTTACGTTTTTAATAAACCTCTACCTCTATCAGAGCTGTCACTTTCTAGAAACCAGTGGACGAACTTTCAGAAGTTGCGCTACTGGGGTCTGGTCAACAAAGTCACAGATGATGAAGGCAAACGTATTAACTGCCTCTGGCAAGTCACCAAGAGAGGCGTAGACTTCATAGAAGGCCGTCTAAACATCACAAAGTATGTTTGGACATACAGAGGTGACACTACACGTTTTGAAGGCTCTGAGATACGTTTTAGAGACATTCATGAGAAACATTACAAACAACGCCCAGAGTACGCTCAAGAGGCACAACCACACATATTCTGATGAACAAAGTCTACCCCTTTCTACACCGCAATCCCACAAGTGGCCTGGTGACCCAGCATGATGGCATAGACACCCGTCTCTGGGTGGCAACACACATAGCAGCGGGCATGGTCTCCTATGCCTACTCTAAATTTGCAACTGTAGAAGAAATTGCAGCATCCTCGTTTGCACTCGCAGACGCACTCCTAACTTTTAATGAAAGCAAACCTAATGAGCAACAACTTAATACCCCTGAATGACATCCAGACAATGGCTGAAGTAGCAGCTGGTTCTAAGATGTTTGGGTTCAAGAACCCACAAGAGGCAATGGCAATCATGCTACTGTGCCAGGCAGAAGACTTACACCCCGCCATCGCCATGCGGGACTACCACGTCATCCAAGGCCATCCAGCCTTGAAAGCAGACGCAATGTTAGCCAGGTTTCAACAAGCGGGTGGTGCAGTTAATTGGAAGGTATACGAGGATGAGCAAGTCACGGGAATATTTAGCCATCCAGCGGGAGGCAGCCTTGAAGTCACATGGACACTCGCAAAGGCTAAACTCATCGGGATTGCGAGCAAAGATAATTGGAGGAACTACCCTCGTGCCATGCTTAGGGCACGGTGTGTTTCGGAAGGCATACGCAGCGTCTATCCAGGCTGCGTTGTCGGTGTCTACACGCCTGAAGAAGTACAGGATTTCTCACCTGTCAGACAAGAGCAGTCTGCTATACCACCGACTCCAGTTGAGATCATTAAAGAAGTGGTACAAGAGCAGCAGACCGCAGAATGGCCTCTATTTGTTCCAAACTTAGAAGAGGCACACAGTGCCCACCACTCTCCAGAAGAGTGGATAGAGGCTTATAGAGGGCTTGTAGAGCGCATCAACAGCTCTGCCAAGCTGAAGGTCCACGAGAAGACAGACAAGATCATGTCTCTCTATGTGGTCAACCAAATGGTCACAGACAAGTTCAGCAGCCACCAACGCATCTTACTCAGAAGTGCTATTGCCCAGGCTGGTGTAGACCCAGCAACTCACATCCCCCACAACGCAGAAACTATAGACATTTAAGGAGAAGACAATGCCATACGATAAGAAAATAAACGTAGGAGGTTATCCAGAACAACATGGCAAAGGTGTCATGTACTGGAATGAAGTCTCTGACCGTAAACATGAGATGTCACCAGACTACTCTGGTTATGTCCTCTTAGAGATGGACTATAAACGTGGCGAGAAGTTGTATCTGGGTGCGTGGAAGAAGGACACCTCTAGAGGTAACACTCTACTCAGCATTAAAGAAGACAACTGGCTAAAGAAGAAACGTCTGCAAGAACAGGGTATCAAGATGCAAGACCGTGAGGTGACTCCTGGTTACGCTAAAAAGGCTGCAGCAGCTGATGATGACGTGCCCTTCTGATGGCAACTAAGAAGATCAGCCCCACCCAGCGGTCTTTAGCCTACCTCAGAGAGCAAGGTTATCTAGTGTCTATAGTCGAGCATTGGAATCCATTTGCACGCATTAGACAGGACCTCTGGGGGTGGTGCGATCTGTTAGCCATTAAAGAGAATGAGGTGCTGGCGGTGCAAGTGACTGCCAGTGCAGTGTCCACCAGAATCAAAAAGATACAAGAAAGTGAGACCATCTCATGGGTGAGGAAAGCCAACATCAAGATACACGTCCACGGGTGGAGAAAGTCTTTGAAGACGGGCAAATATGTGCTGAGAATAGAAGACATCTCGTGAGGTTCATTAACATGAGTTTGCAAGAACTGTGGACTCTAGCCTACTCGGAAGGGTACAAAGACGGTCAAGAGGGACGTTAGCTCAGATGGTAGAGCAGCGGACTTTTAATCCGTTTGTCGTGGGTTCGATCCCCGCACGTCCCACCAACACAGCAGTCAGTGCGAACTCCAGGGCAATCCTGGGAGTTAGGACGGGAGCTGGCATACCCCCGTAACTGACAGTATGCCTTTTCCTAACCAAGAAAGGTTAAACATGACTGATGAAGAAATCATAGAAATGGCTAATCAAGCAAAGTTACCTTACGACTATGTTACGGGTGAGTTAATGTGGCTAGATAGCATAGAACAGTTTGCCAGACTGGTAGCAGAAAAAGAACGTGAGGCGTGTGCTAAGTTATGTGACTTGACTATGTTGCAAAACCAAGAAGCCATAAATGAACTTGAAGATGATGAACACATTGCAAAGTGTTTTATTCAAGGCGCAATGACTCAATTAGTGAAAACATCTAAAGCAATTCGAGCAAGGGGACAAGAATGATTGAAATATTAAATCAACCTATTACCTTGGGTCAACTTATGTTGTTTAACATTATTTATTCTTTTGTATTTTATTTAGTTGAAAAAGCAATTCAAGCAAGGAAACAAGAATGACTAAAGAAACATTACAACTTGCATTAGAAGCTCTGACTGATTTTGATTACGACAAAAGGATGAAGGCTATTGAAATTATCAAAGAAGCACTAGAAACAAAAGATGAGCCTGTTGGTAAGTTTGCAAAGTTTACTGATGGTATATGGAAAGAAGTAACTGATTATTCTGCGGGAATTCCTCTTTACACCACACCACAACGCACATGGGTAGGACTGACTGAAAATCAAATAGATGAATTGGAAAAAGAATTTATTGGTTTTTCTGTGCCTAACATTTATAACTTTGTTCAAGCCATTGAAGCCATGTTGAAGGAGCGCAACACATGAGACTAACACGAACTTTCAACGCAGGGTACGACAACTTGTATCTCAACAAGGATGATGTTGACCGATTGCTCAAGGGGCAGATGATTAAAGAATCCTCATTGATTGTTCAAATGGAAAAGCCTGAGCGTGAATGGGTTGGATTAACACAAGCGGAACTTATTCAATGCGGGGTGTTGCCATTTGGAATGTCATACGAACTATGTCAAGCCATTGAAGCCAAGCTGAAGGATAAAAATGGTTACTAAAGACGAAATCATAGAAATGGCTTGCCAAGCATTTGGTGGAGTTATTAAAAAAGAAGAACGTGACAATTTCATAGCTTTTGCCAAACTGGTAGAAGCAAAAAAACGCACATGGGTAGGACTGAAAGATGACGATGAAATTCCTTGGGATGGGGTCGATGCCAAGTCTTTTGCCAGAGCCATTGAAGCCAAGCTGAAGAAGCTCAACACATGAAACCATGCCCAAGCTGTGGGGGTGACTGCGGTTACACCAAGAAAAAAGGATGTCAGTATAAAGCTGGAGAACGTGAATGGATAGGATTGACAGATGAGGAGCTTTTAGAAGCGTGGCATTGGGGGGGTAATGATCCACACATTGAAGGTGCTCATTTTGTGACTTTGTACAAATACTTTGAAACTAAATTAAAGGAGAAAAATCATGGCAACTCGTAAGAAAAAAGAAGTGACAGAAGTGAAAGCAGAGAAGAAAGAGAAGAAGATCAACGTGTTTGTAGCCACCCCTATGTATGGTGGTATGTGTACAGGTTACTTCACTCAGTCCCTAATTACTCTGGGGCACGCACTGCAGCAGAACGGTATCAGCATGGGGTTTTCTGCTATGTTTAACGAAAGCCTCATACAGCGGGGTAGGAACGCTCTGGCGCATACTTTCATGACCAACAAGCAGTACACCCACCTGATGTTTATAGACGCAGACATCAAGTTCCACCCAGGTGACATTGTGAAGATGATCAAGTCCGACAAGGACATCATCTGTGGCATTTACCCTAAGAAGGAGATTAACTGGGCTGGGGTCGCACAAGCAGCTGCAGAAGGCGTACCCGTAGACCAGTGGAAGAACCGTACAGGGTCTCTAGTGATCAACCTCAAAGACTATCAAGGTTCAGTGACTGTGCCTGTGGACAAGCCTGTGGAAATCTTTAATGGCGGTACAGGGTTCATGTTGATCAAGAGACGCACTTTTGAACGCATGAAGAAGGTAGTCAACAAGTACAAGAATGACGTAGGTTTTATAGGACAAGGCGTAGAACAGCAAGAGTGGATCACAGAATACTTTGCCTGTGCTATTGAACCAGGCACAGAAAGACTGCTGTCTGAGGACTACTTCTTCTGCTGGAAGGCTAGAGAGGCTGGTCTGAAGGTATGGGCAGCACCGTGGGCGCAATTAGGCCATTTTGGGACGTATTTGTTTGAAGGTGGACTCTTACCAGCACCTTAACGCTTGGCAGTCCTGGCAGCCTGTTTAAAGGCTTTTCTGGTAGGGTAACCAGGCTGACCAGGTTTCTTGGCGGGTAGGCCAGCCTTGCGTCTTTTGTTGATGTTGTAGTAAAGACCACGTTTTGCTTTTGGTGTTTTCATCTGCATCCCCATCTTTTTCTGGCAGCCTTCCCTCTTTCTCCCGTCCAACTAGAACTGCGAGCACAAAATGATTTATGTCTTGGGCCTGATTTCTGCGGTGCTTTTAGTTTTGAGCCTGTTGCTTTGTTGTACTTTGCTCGTCCTTTTGCTGTCAACCCTCCCCCTTTGGACACTGGGAGTTTTTCTCCTCGTCCTACTGATAATGATGGACCTTGTTTCCTAGCCATTATTTAATCCCCAAATATTGACGAACTGTATCTAGTGTTTGTAGTTGAGCTGGTGTATATAACTCTTTAGGGTTTTCCCACTGGTTAAAGGTATAACCCCTAAACATCTCTGGCAACCCTGTCATCTGATACCACTGCTCATATGGCCTGTTTTCTCCAAAATTAGCAACATGGTATTGATACCTCTCTTGCATAGATTTTGGGTCTAGTTGGCCTTGGAACTGTTGATAAAGTTGCTGCAGCTGCGGGTCTGTCTCTACCGCATAATGGCTAACATAATCTCCTAGAATGTCCAGAGGTGAGGTTTTAGGATTAAACACCTCTATAGCTGCCTGTCTGCCTTTAGCCCACTCTGGCAAGTCTTCACCTTTGTACGACTCCAACATATATTCTGGGTTTTGTTGTGGAGAGAACTTGTAGGCAATGTCCTTACCTTGTAGATAAGGGTACTCCTTTTGTGCTGCCTCAAACAAGCCAGCACCTTGCTGTTGAGCAATCGTATCCAGTATTGGTGGTGTATCCGACATGGCTTGTAAGACTTCTGAGTTATCAGGCATACAATCTTGTTCCGTTGCGGTCAATAATTAACTTTTGTAGTCTAGGTTTGTCATTAGGACTATTAGGCACAGATATATGAGTCCAACGATCAAACTCACGAATAATTTGGTCATACTTTAAGTCACTCGCAATGATGGTTTTGACCACTTCATCTGGGGTCATACCAGGCACTCTAATATCTGCTGCACAACCTAACCTATGCTGAGACGTGTTTTTGCTACCTACGGCATTGTTCACGGCCTCACTGCGGTAGGCACTGTTGATCATTACGGGTTTCCCGCCTAGAGTGCTTTTAACCAGTTCCAGAAACTCTGCCAGGCGCATAAGATTTGCTTTTTCATATTCGCTAGGATCATTGGATAACTCCCTGTGATCGGTGTAGGTCAACTCTTCCAGTGTAAAGTGTTCAGTTAGGAGGGTCATTTTGCGGGTGTACTCTGATGAAGTAGTGCATCTTTGTTCTGGCTAGATGCAGATGAGCCAAAATAGAAACTAATCACTCCAGTCCAGGCAGTACCTAAACTACCCAGCAACAACATGAGTGCATCACTGCTGGTGACTTTACCCGACATCATGCCCACCAAGATGCCAAAAAAGCCCACAGTGATGATAATTGCCAAGAGTGGGGGTATCCATGACTTGGTAGTCGTTTGCATCTCACGGGCTGATTTACGGTCTTGTACAGCCAACTCCTCAAAGTTCAAGCCCATCTCTTGAGCTTTTAACTTGAGCTGTACCTCTGCAGCCTGAATACTTGCAATCTGATCAGCCGTCAGTTTGCCAGAATTGATGGTGTCCTGTACTTGATTAGGGTCAACACCTATAGCCTTAGAAACTGCCTCTACTGCTAGGCCAGCAAGTGGACCGCCCAGGGCAGATGCAATCGTGGGTGCAATACTTTCAATCCAACTCATTTGTGAACTCCATTCTTACTGTTTTCGTAGTCAACATGAATAGCATACATGAGGGCAGAGAAGACGATCAAGAGAGATAAACAGCCAGCCAATAACGCTCCACGAACTTGCCATTTGTCGATAAACTGCCGTCTCTTTCTGGCAGCCTCTTCAAGGGCTTTTTTTGTTCACGCTCTACTTTCTCTCTCTCTTTGCGGACAATCTCCCGCATCTCTACAAACTTACTCCAGAGACCAGGCATACCTATTTGATAGATGATCATCTCTCTAAGGTCAGTCTCCATCTGCTCCAGCTGTTGCTGGCGTAGGATGCGGTTCATGGCCTCCTCGTTGATAGACATACCTTTGCTTAGAGGCTTCTTCTTTGCTTCTTTCTCGGCCTCTTTAAACGATTCCTGGTGGGTAAAGAATGCACCTAAGTTCTTACCAATGTCACCCACAATGTCGGACACGTCTTTACCGTCCTTTTTAAAGTCCTGGTAAAGATCAATACACTCTCGAATACCCGCATGAGCAGCCTTGCACGCTGCGAATATTGTGATTGGGTCCAATCAGAACCCCTCTCCAGGTGTGATGTAGCAAGTGGCATTGGCAGCATCTCCTATGATTTTTGCGTACACATTAGCACCAGGTCCTACTTGTATGTTTGTGAATACCTTGTACGCATAAGGTGGTAATGCTATGACTGGACACGGACCAGCGTCTGGTAACGCAATGTTAAAATTACTGGTGGCGTTAATCTGTACATACACCGCAGAGTTTGTATCAGCATTGGCTAGATAATATTGTTGGCAAGGACTGTTAGATTGAATAGTAAACACATTGGATTGCGTGTTTGCAGCACCATTAACAATCATCTTAACAGTATTGCCCATCTGTTGGAATGGAATGTTATTAGCCATTTCAGTAAACCTTTCCACCACCACCAGAGGTAGGTGACTTCTTGGTGTTGTAACTAGGCGTGCCAGAGAAGTCAATGACTGACCTAAACCCGCCCATAGGCAATGTGCCAGGTGTCCATCTTTCCATGCCAACAGACCCGTCACGGGGCAACTGTGGACGCACAGACTTGGCAATCTGTTGGTTTACCTCATGGGGTCTCTGGTGTTTAGAGTTAGCCATGTTGCTGTTTTCATAATCAGCTTTGGGACTCATAGGGTTCTTGTTGCGGTTGCTGCTTGGCATGACTAACCTCCTTGTTCTTTACAACTAAATAACTGAATAACACAAATATAGCAAGTGTTGCTACCCTTGTCCAATCACCCGCCCACAACGTGTAGGACGTTAATCCACACGACATGATGAGTGCCAGAATCGTGATTAGACGATCTGAGATGACTTTCAAAGCCAACGTGATCAATGAGACTTTATCCATAGAACCCCCTTAAAAAGCCCTATTATGCCTCGTTTTCCTCGTCTTCTAATCCCATAAACCCACTACCCCACTCGTCATCTTGCATCTTCATCTTGATGGCCTCCAACTTGAGGGCACGGTCTATCACCTTTGTTTTGTCAGTAATCGTGGCAGTAGGGTCTACCATGACCGCTTTTAGCATCTCAGAGATGGCTGTCTCTAGTGCTGGGTTGATACCCTTTTCTTTCTTCTTGGTCATAACTTAAACCCTAGTTTTTCAGCCTCTTTTGCCTTTTCTCTTACCAGACTTTTTTGATTTGCGAGCCGATGACAAAGCGATAGCAATAATTTGCTTGCGTGGACGGCCTCCCTCTTTTGTGAGTTTGCTGATGTTTTTAGATATTGTTTCACGGCTAGTACCTTTCTTGAGTGGCATGGTCTACTCCTATCTGTTTTGTTCGGTTGCGCCAGGGATGGCATACGGGACAGTCAAACCTTTTGTGATGGACTCACGTTGTCTCTCACCTCGTGCAGCTGCTTGACGTGCAGCCTTGACCTGGTCAGCAAACGATTTAGCAGTCACGCCTGGGGTTAGCAAAGTCTTTTGCAAGGAGCTGGCAACTGGCGGGGTCATGCCCGTGGTCTTGCCATAAACACCAGGGGCTAACTGTAGTGCAGCGCCACCAAAATCACCCCTAATCAATTTAGACAACGCACCTGACTCGGCCTCACCACCAAACTCACCGATGTCTACCCCTAGTCCAGCAGTCTTAGAACCCGCTGTGGGCAACATATAGCCTCTGGTGCGAGACATGGCCTGTTCTGTCTCCATTCTGTTTGCAAACACGTCATAGGCTGCTTTAGAAGGGAATATAGGGCGTAATAGTTCTCTGGCCTTGGGCGTGGAGAAAATAGCCGTGGCCTTGTCCAACATATCCCGCTTACCCGCCAATGCCTCCTTGACCGCCTGTGCAGCACCCAACTGGAAGTATTGTTTATCAGTAGGAGACAACTTAGAAATCTCGTAGGCAATGTTGCTAGGGTCTGCGGAGAAGACCTTTCTGCCCTTGTCTAGCATCCTGTTTGCCCGTGTAGGACCAGCCCACAATGCCCGTGCTTGACCGTAGGCTGGGTTGGCCTTGTCTAGGTAGTCTAGGAACTCAGACTTTAAGTTAATTAGGCGTGTACCTTGGGGGGTGAACTTGCCTGATACCTTGTCCTGTTCACGGTCAATCATCTCGTCTAGACCCTTTTTCAGAAGGTCATAGATTTTGAAATCATTGGACTCAGGTTTCATCTGTAGGTAAGTTACCTTACCCGCCTTGTCCCTAATAGGCACTTCCACCAGTTCTTCTATTTTGGGTGGTAATTTAGGTATGGGTAGGCCGTCAGTCTTGAGTGCCTCTCTGCCTAAAGCCAATACCTGGTTAGGCATTCTTTTGATTAAAGTTGCCAACTCTGGCGTGTTTTCGATCATGACTTTGTTGGCCTGATCGTAAAGAGGTGCAGATGCTTGTTTCCTAACCGTGTCCAAATCCCGCTTTAACTTGGCAACATCTACCCCTTTTTTGCCAATCATGGTCTGTTCAACGTCTTTAGAGATTCTGTTGAACTGGTCTAGTTGTCGCTGGTTTAGGAACTTGGTAGCCTCTTGTCTGGCCTCACCAGGCACGTTGGTAGCCACCCGCATCAACCCTCTGAGGTTTTCCCCAGCAACGTCTGATAGGGTTACATCTGCACCTTTGGCAGCACTCTTCATCTTGGCAGCCAACTCTTCTGGCGTGGTCTTGTCGGCCTCTAGTGCGTCTGCAATCTTTTTGGCAGCAATCTTGTCTGGGTTGCCAAACAGGTTGCGAAAGGCTGGAGCAGCTGTGTCCACCGCAATGCGTCCAACTCCACCTAAAACACCGCCCACTACACCGCCTTTTGCCATCTCTGAGGGTATGTCTTCTGTTTTTTCAGCCCCACCCGCACCAGCTTTCATGCCAGTTTCTACACCCGTGATTGTGCTTTTTAGAAAGCCTGGCAGTCTGGCTGCAAAGTCAGGTGCATACTTTTTAAGTGCAGTCAGGGCTAAATTACCACCCACCTCAAGTGCAGCGGGTACTTCTGCCATGCCCATAGTTGCCACAGCTGGCAATACTGCACCACCTAATTGAGCAGCTGTAGCACCACCTGGTGACGTAGACTCAAACTTGCGTAACTCTTCTCGCTCGGCTTTGACCGCCTCTGGATAGCTGGGTTGCCCAGGAATCATTGACCTGAGACCCGCTAGAGCCTCTTCTCCAAATCCTAGAGTAGCACCTTGTAGTGCCTCTTTTAAGACAGGACCGCCTGGTATGGGTTTGACTTCTTTATTGTCCACTTGCAGCCCTTCTTATTTCGTTTTGGAAATATTGTGTAAATGGCATTCTGTTAGGGTTCAATACTAAGTCCTTTTCTGTTGAACCAGGTGCAAATAATGGATTGTTGTTCAAGTATCTATTCCAACTTTCTTCTGCACCCATCAATGTTTTGTTAGCAGAAAAATACCGCTCTAGGTATTCATTGTGGTCAACAGCACGTTTACCAACTTCTTTTGTGACGTTGATAATTTGTTGATTAGTCGCAGTAGGGTTAGATAAACTGATGCTAGACTTTTCAAACATCTTGCGTTCTGTGTCAGACAATGCACCCTCACCCTTGACATAGGCGTTTCTAGCCTGATTCTTGGCAATAGAGTCAAACCGTGCAGCGTCACTACTAAATGCAGTTTGCAACTCACCACCATACGGGATTCTGGCTAACCCACCTGTGGATATCCTTTTTAGAATGTCCTCGGCCTCGGTCATATCATTGATGGTGTTTCTAGCCTTGTTTGTGGCAGTCGCATTTGTAGCAAATTCTGTCTCTGCTTTAGCCAATTCTTTTAAATATGTTTGGCTTTTTAGTTTGTCAGTCAAACCTCTGTAAGGATTTTGTAAAGCAAGCGGAACGCCTAATTGATACACGCCATTGATATCAGGAGTACCTAGCTCTGATTCTTCTCCTCGTGACTTGGACTGTTTAGCCTCTGCTGCAATCTGGGCCAGCTGTACTCTAAGTTCTCGATCACGTTTCTTGTCTTCTTCTCTAGAAATGCGTGCTCTCTCTTTTTCGTCTAAATTAGCCTGTGCAATACGTTGTTTGTCCCGCATTTCTACCAGAGATTTAACCTTGTCATAGGCGTATGCTGGGCCATACTTCTCCATCGCATCCTTGATAAACGTGGCATTGTGCTGTGCAACTGTATCCCGCAAAGCAGCCATTCCAGCGTCTCTGTTTGTTTGATAAAGCTGTAAATCTTCTTGCATCTTCTTATTGAGAGAATCAATCGTCTTGTCTAAAGTCTTGATATTCTCGTCAAAGATGTCTTTTTCTTTCTTGTAAACGTCTGCACGGCCTTTCTGATGGCCTTCTAGCATCCCGTTCATGGCAGACATGGCAGCCTGAGCATTGCCCTTGGACTTGCCACCAATCATGAATCCCAGAAGATTAGTGACAGTAAAGAGAGTCCCTAAGTCTTGCACAGTTTCTTGTGTAGGAACAAACTTCATGTCTGCCCGTTCTTGTGTCTTCTGTCCTACTAGCGCACGGGTGGGGTCTTCTGCCATGCTCTTGGCATAGGTTTCAGCAACACCTTTCTCGCCCGCAGCCATCTCAGCAGAAGTCTTGGCCTGTTGTTCTGTCTGTGCCTTCTCCAACTCACCCTTGGCAGTGGCAGACTCCACCAACTGTTCGTCTAGACTTTTAGTTGGACTTGCAAGTGATCTTGTTGATTCTGCTTTTTTGGGTGCTAAATCCTGTGAGCCAAACGCCCCAAATGTGCCTGATCCTAATTTGCCTAGTGTGGTAGTCATGTTAACCCCTTATTGTTGCGGTGTAGGAGTTGTAGTTGTGCCACCAGGCAAACCACCAGCCAGTGTTCTAGCAATGTTCATGGCATAACTAGACGTGAGGTTGTTGACATACTGATCAGCCTGGACACCAGCTTGAATAGCACCTTGAGCAATCTTGTCACCCACAGACTGCAACTGGAGACCCAAATTGAGTTGACTGGTCAACAACTGCTGTTGTAGTGCGTTGATTTGGTTCTGGGCTTGCATACCGCCAACACCGCCTCTAGTCGCAATATTCTGCGCTGCCTGTGCCTGTGCAGCCTGAAGAACTTGTTGATTGGCGGGAGTGAGTTCACCCCGTTGTGAGGCTGCCAACAACTGCTGACCTTGCTGTTGATAAGGTGCTGCCTGTGCCTGTAATGCCTGTTGCGCTGCCTGACCTTGTGATTGTGCTGCCCTGACCTGAGATGCACCTAGAAGAGCCTCTAGACCGCTTATGCCTAGTTTAGCCTTGGTAGCATCTGACATACCGCCTGGTGCTGGTGCGCTTACTTCTGGCCCAGGTGCAGCAAGGGTTGATGCAGTTTTGCTTGTAATGTCGTAAGGAGAAGGACCAGATGGCGTTGTAATTGACGGTGTTACGTCAGACGGCAAGGCCAAACTAAGTTGACTAGGTGTCCCCAGTCTAATGCCTGGTTGACCTCCACCACCTCCCCCGCCAAACAAACTGTAATCTGATGGTGCAGCACTAACTGATGTTTCTACAGGTGCTGGTGCAGCAGAAATAGTGTCACCACCACCACGAGTTTCAGTAGAAATAGGTCCAATATCTGGTTGAACTTGTTGTCCTGTTTGTACAGGTTGATCAAATCCTAGAGTGTTTTCACCAGTAACATCAATAGGTTCAAACGAGGGAATACCCTCATCTGTGATGCGCCCAGAGCCACCTCTTTGCTTGAGAACCTCTGCCTCTTCTGGAGAAATGTAGGCCAGCATATGCCCTGGAGGAGCTTTCTTCTGGAGTAGACGTGCTATTTGTTTCACGTCTGTACCCATTTTGGTCAGGTTTTTAAGTGCTGTAGCCATTTATATCCCCAGTGCTGATGATAATGCCCCGTAATCAGGCGTGCCCTCGGCCTCGTCTTTTAACTTGAGTGAGGCTACGTTCCAGACAGGTTTTTGTTGCTGCCCTGATTCTACAGAAACACCCCCTCCACCGCCACCTAATCCCACGGTCTGACCCGCCAACGGTAAATTGCCACCAATATTTAGCGCACCCGCCAATGTCTTAGGCACATTACTTTCAACAAACACGTCAGGCTTGTAGGTTGGATAAGGTGTTTTCTCAGTAGATGGCCCACTAGGTGGTGTCACCACCTCACTAGGCACAGGCGTAGGGGTAGGTGGTGGTGTCACCGTGATAGATGGCGTAGGCGTAGGAGTAACACTAGGAGTAGGCGTTGGCGTTCCTGATGGTGTAGGCGTAGGTGTTGGACCAGATACAAACCCACCATAACTTCTAGTTGTGTTTGCAGTAGTGCCCGCTGGGGTTGTTGTAATTGACCCCGCACTAGGCAAGTTCAAGGCCGTAGACAATGTTGTTGTACTAGGACTGGTGCTGACGGTTGTGCTGGGCGTTGGTGTTGCACCAGCTGTTGCACCTGGTGTAGTGCCAGATGTTGTGGTTGTACTCGGTGTCTTTGTTGTATCTGGCGTGGTAATGTCAGCAGAAGTCTGACTGGTCACACTGCTAGGAATAACTGTATTAGTTGCACTGTTGTAGGCAATCGTCTGACCAGGCGTGAGCGGTGTTGTTGTAGAGACAGGAATAGGATTACCGTCTGCACCCACCACAAACGTGACACCAGTGGCTGGGTCTGAGCTGATTACTCTAGACGCAACAATAGTCACGGGTGGCAAAATAACATTAGGTACACCAGAAGGACTAATAAAGTCAGTGCCTGTTACCGCCTTGTATTCTGCTCTCAGTGAGTTATAACTAGGGTCTGTACCTGTAGGATCGTTAGCCAACTCCTGTGCCATTTGCGTCACAAACGTGGGCAAAGATGACGTGTAGGCATAGGTGTTGTAATACTCGTCTAGTGCTTTACCAGACTTGAGTGCGTTGATCATGTCCTGGCTAGTTTGACTAGCAACATTTGCAAGTGCAGACTTCTCTTCTGCGGACAAGCCTGGGTCTATAGGCGTTTTGTCGTAGAAAACAGGGTTGACTTTGGTGGGGTCTACCGTCAGGACCTTGATCGCCTTGAGTGCCTCTGGGTCTGTAGATGTTGTGCTGATAGCTCCTGTTGATGGGTTTACAGTAATAGGAATGTTGACAGCTGTACCATCTTGAGCAATATAGGTGGTAAACAGACCCGCAGCTGTTTGCGTAATCTGACCAGGCTGAAATCCACCTGGTGGCAATTCATTTAGTCCACCTGTTAAACTTGCAACAACAGTGGGTTTTGATAAATCTACAAATGGGGTTTCTGCAACTTGTGTTGTTGTTGTTGGTACTGGCGTGGGTGTCACCGCCTGACTTGTATCAACTTGTGAAACATTTGTGGTGTCAACTGGCAATGCAGAGGGTTTAGTAGCACCCGCAGCAGCTCCTTCTAGACCAGTTAAGACATTACCACCCGCCTGAGTTGCACCGCCTACATAACCGCCCAATACGTTTGCAGTTGTAGGGCCAGCACCCAAGGCTTGTGTGCCCGTAGCAGTACCCGCAGCGGCTGCACCAGAGGCAATGTTGTTGAGAATGTCGGCAATGCTACCGCCTTTAATAGCCGTGGCTGCACCTGATCCAGCAGCAGAACCCGCAATGTTGGCTAGTGCTTGTTGATTAACGTCTGGTTGTGCCCCAGCCACACTTGTAGCAGTAGCACCAGAAATGTAACTACCCGCACCAGAAGACAGAGCAGCGGTAGCAATTTGGTCTACATTTGCACCGTTAGCAGCTGCCACCGCAGCACTAGACACCGCAGCAGTAGCGGGTGCACCTATGGTTGTGGCTAAATCTAAACCTTCTGGACCTAGTGCAGCAGTCACCGCAATGGTCTCAATAATGGGTAAAGGGTTTTGTATAGCAGTCGTGACAATGGTGTTGACATCATTGGCAACGGTATTGACAACATTTCCAACATCAGAAACAACAGTATTAACAACATTACTCATGTTATACCTCCACCACTGCAGCCATTTGACCACCAGGCATAGGCATCAATTTGTATTGCAAACCAGCCATTTTGAGGACTTTCTCAATTTGTGGGTTGCTAATGTCAAACCGCCCTCTTTTGAACTTAGCCACCTTCATGGCCTGTGCAAATTGTTTCACGCTCTTGACCAAATCACGAGGAGTATCTGCCGTGTCTAGCGCAACATCTACATTGCCGTTGCCTAAGTTGTAATAGGAAAACAACGAGTTATTTGCACGCATTACCCTGAATTTGGGGTCTTCTTTTACCAGGCGTGTCATGGCAGCATAAGTACGTTTAGGGTCTTGTTTAGACCCTTGCATACTCTTTTCTAGTATCTGTATAGGTTCAAGTCTTGTAGCCATTACTGCACCTTCAGACGTTGAGCAATTTGCTGGTGAATGTCCTGATGAACCCCAATCCAGTCATAGAAGTCATCTTCCACATTCCAGTCCGCATCTAGCAGTTGGAAAGGGTTGGCTAGGTTCAGTATCTTTGCTAGTGATTCGTGCATCTGGTTGTGAATCAGTAGCCAGTCATCGAGGTTGTCAGGGTTGGCCTCTTCTATAGGGTAGAAAGGCGTAGCAATGTTGTTGCGGTTTAGGGTTTGCCAAAATAGCCTGTGTTGCTGAAAGTTCTCAAACACGAGCCTGGAAAGTCCCTCCACGTCACCAAACTGTACATAGGCTAAATCGTTCTGGTTAATTTTATCTTCTCCTAAAGTTATCTCTAATTAAGAGATATGTCTTTATGACAGTGTAAATTAACGTAGCCAACAACACTAGAGTGGACAGTGTAATGTGCCCCACCACCGTCCCTACCCACATAATGAGTAAGTCTAGGAGTGATAGGTTGTTGTTGTCATCGTTCATCTTAAACAGCGTAGTAGGGCACTTTTACTACTGTGCCGTTGAGGTCAAAATCTATATAACCAGCTGGTACTAACAATAGGCTTGAATTAGCAAAAGTAGCACTAGCAGCAGTGGTAGCAGCCACATTAGTAGTCGTAACATTGATTGTTCCTCCTGTGATGGTGACATTGCCACTAGACAACGAGGGAATAGTTACCGCATTAGTAGAGGCAACTGTGATGGCATCTGTTGTTGCATTGTTAGCAACAATGTGAATAGCATTTGCAGTGATCGTGCCAATGTACAAATCAGAAGAACCAGAATACAAATACGGTGCGTTGGGTTTATAGAATGCACCTGTACCCGTGTACTGGCTAGATGTCATACCAAAATCAGCATAGGCAGACCCTGTGTCATTAACCACCACAAAATCACTAGACGCATTTGTTCCACTACTTGTGTTTTGTAAAACAATTTGCACATAGTTATTAGAACTATTTGCGTAAGATGCAATAATTCCTACATCTGAATATCCAAGAGTTCCATAGGAAAATGCACCCGCTGTGACGTTTGCATAGATGTTTGCAGTTGCAATCTGATTTTGAGCGGTGACATTGGTAAATGTTGCATTACCACTTTGTATGGTGACGTTGGCTAAAGT